CACTTGCTGGATAATTTGCATGCGTACTGCAAGACCCTTGGGTACTTCATGGTAATGGAAAAAGCCGTGGATACACTTGAGGAGATTGAGTTCTGCCAGACCCATCCTGTCTGGGATGGCGAAGGCTATAGAATGGTACGCAATTATCCATCATCCATTGGGAAGGACATGATAAGTCTTCTCCCACTCCGCACCAAGAATGATTGGGCGAAGTGGGCGAATGATGTCTCCCAGTGCGGAAAAGCGCTGAATGCTGGTATACCTATTAACCAGTCGTTTTATGAATGTCTTGGCAGGTCAGGGGAGGGCACATTTGGTGCCCACCCCTGGACCATGTACTCTGGTGCTTTCTTGGCGTCTAAGGGAATGTCGCAGGAGAAGCGCATCGTGACCCAACGGTCACGGTACAGCTTTTACCTTGCGTTTGGAGTTTCCCCGGCGGAGCAGGAGCACATTGAGGAGTACTATGATCAGCATAGCTATGACCTAGCTACTGCTGACCTGCAGGGATATTCACTAAACTTTACACAACAACCCACACACACTCACTACCAAACTCACTTTCATTAACACACAATCATGGTGCAAAAGATTACAAGGAAGAAAGGCTCACGTGGAGCCAAGGGCGTCAAACCAACTAGTTACACTTACGCGGTTCCAACACAGCGTCAGCGTAGCACGTTGGGCGGACCTTCGGGAGGAGCATACGAAAGCGTATGTGCTATGACTAATCCATTTTGTCCACAAGCAAAAGGTTCCAAAATCCCCGACGATGACTCTGCCAACAGTATTGCTTATAGCGTTCGTAATCTCTTTACGGTCGGTACAAATGCTGCTGGTGAAGCTGCCGTTAACATCCAGGCTCGTTTGGACGAGACGTTTCGCGTTGCAACTGCTTTCGCTGCGACTGTGCCTTCAACCTATGGGGCATGGTCAACAGTGCAGGAGTATACAGCGCTTAATAACGCCTTTTCCAACGTCCGGGTAGTATCCATGGGGATACGGTTTTATAGCACACTAGCGCCTACGGAGCAAGCAGGAGCGATCAGGTTTATCACAACCTCTGAACCCCCTGCTGCCGGTGTGACCCTTCTTGGCGGCCTCTTTGATGGTGTTGATACTTTCCCCGTGGCAGGGGCCAACATTTGTTGGATTGCGCGGCCACAGGGTACAACGTGGAAAGAGTACCATCCTCTTAACACGCATCTTGACTACAACAGTCTCGCGATCATGGTCTACGGTGCTAAGGCCAGCATGCCCAATGCGTTCACTTGTGAAATTGTTTACAACCTTGAATGCACTGTGGATGTTGGCACGATCACCGCGGCCATGTCAACAGCTGGTGCAGCTCATTCGCCAATTGCCATGTCAGCAGCATCTCGTACTCATGCCAAGCATAACGGTATCCATGAAGGACCGTCGCTCATGAGTAAACTTGCTGGCTTTGCGAAGTCCGCCCTTGTTGATGTAGCTTCTCAGTTCCTGCCTGGAGCAATGAGCTATGTCTTCGGGCCTCGCAAACGGCCTATGTCGATCATGGATGTAGATTAGTATATGACACGCCATCTCTTTCCTAGAGATACCTTCCTTTTGGGTCCGACTACAGGCCCATTGTATTTGGTGCTTATTGCACTCTTTTGCTTTGCTTAGATATTTGTTTAGTATTGTATTTATTTATTGTATGCGTATGCCTTCGTGTTTCCAAACACACGACAAAAAGAAAACAGAATGTAGAAATGTATTTAGTTCAGTTGTAGATATACACGACGGCTTCGGCCGGGATCGAGATAAGGGGGTAGTGACCCGAGCTCGCGATTCAACTGTTCTTGCTTATGTTTAGGTGCGGTAGCTTTATAATACCGTTTCGCCCGTCT